GCTCGAGTACAAGCGCATCGGTTACGTCAATATCGAAAGCCTGAGAGTTAGTATTTAGGATCTCCATACGGGCATAGCCGGCGTTGCATTGGAGATCGATATCATCGCGACCAGTAGCCATAGTTACGCTAAGTACGTTTGTGTACTCGGTCGTACCTACGATGATTTTCCACTCAGGTAGCCACGCGCTCACGCTATATACATCCCTGTACCACGATTAACCGAGGTGCCTCGGTAGCCTGATTGATTAAGTACATCCTCAACAGCTCTAGCGATAGCCTCAGGATCTCCGATACCGGCCTCGATCTTAATATTATATGAGGCTGCCGCTTGAGCGGCATAACGAGATCCGGATAATGCCTCTGCTAGTGGTAAACCAGCTTCCAAACCTTGAGTTAATGATGCTTGAGCCATTGAGTCAGATAAAGATATTTTTGAGAGACTTTTCTCGTATGCGTTTTGTGCTTGAGCCGCATAACGCAAACCTGATATCTGAGCAGGAGTGAGATTAGTAGGTACGCTTACAGGTTCTTTAGCTAAAGCTGCCTCGGCTTGTGATGGTGTCATAGCGTTTATAGCAGCGGCGTTACTTGAACCTTTAGCCACGGTGCCTAAAAGGTTTATATATTGCTGTAGTGCAGCTAGTCGAGCATCGTCGGCCGCTTTTTGTGCCTTAGCTACGCGGTCGATCATATTGATCTCCTCGGACTCGCGTATCTTGTCTAGCGTTAGGCTCGCGTTATATGTCTTACTCAAAGAGGCTAGACGTGCTACCTCGGTTAGTTGGATCTGAGTACGCTCGTCGTAGCTGTTCTTTTCAGCAAGGCCACCGGCAGCTACTAAAGCGGCGTTATATTTCTTAAACGCCTCCTCACGTGCTAGCTCCTTATCCTCCTCGGCCATTTTGCTCGAGTTAATAACTCTGAGCTCATTGAGCAGGCGGTTATTTAGCTCCTGTAGAGCTGCATCGCCGATAGTGGTAATACCGGCTAGCTTTTGTAAATCTGCATTTTTTTGGAAATTGGCCAGCTCGTTAATCTTTTTGAGCGCTAAATCTCCTTGCTCGTTTTCGATAGCGATAAGCGCCTCAAGGCGTAGACGTGTCTCCTTGTCATACGTAGCCTGTAGTGCAGCTGCGAGCGAGATCCGGGTAGAGTCAAAAACGGCAGCGGCTTTATTAAGCGCTAATTTATTCTTTTCTGCGATCTGAGCTTTTTTCTGTAAAGCTAGTAGCTCTTTAGCTCGACGTGCAGCATCGGCCTCAGCCTTAGCTCGAGCCTTAGCCGCTGCCGCCTCTTTTTCAGCATTGTATTTATCTGCATACGCGCCGCCATATTGTTTATCACGGCCTGTTACCTTACGGCCCTCCTCGGCCAGCTTGTCGAATACGCCGCCCTTACCGAGATAGCCTCCGAGGATCGGGATAAGGCCTAAAAAGTCTACGCCGCCGCTACTTGTACCCTTAAACTTATCTAGGATTTTATCTACGTAGCTAGCTGTACCTACTAAAACATCTCTAGCGGTTTCACCAAACTTACTCATAGCATCGGTAGCACCTGCGATACCGCCATCACCTGCGAGAATAGCAAAAGACTCGACGAGCCCCTGTCCTACTGTCTCCTGTAGGTTTCCAAACGCTACGCCTAGCGCTGCTACCTTGCCCTCATATGTATCTAAACGCGCTGCATTTTGTCCGGCGAATTGTTTATTTAATAGATCTTGGATCTCATTAAAGCCCTTGCCAGCTAGCTCGGCTTTTGTTAATCCTAAACGATATTTAGTAAGGCCCTTAGTGTTACCCACGTAGGCCGCTGATAAATCGGCTGCAACAGTAGCTACGTCCTCGCCACTACCGGCAGCAACATCTAGCGAAAGAGCTAGTAATCTTTGTGATCTTTCGACTGATCCCGTAGTAGTTAAAAGTGAGCTAAACGCCGGACGTAAAACATCGTCGGCTACATTAGCGGTCTTTTCTAGGTCAGCAATAAACTTAGTAATACGAGTATTCTCAAAGCCTAACCCGAGGTTATCTACTGTACGAGCTAGGCGAGTAGCCGCTTTTTCATCCTCAGCAAAAGCCTTAACCGAGGCCTTACCAAAAGCGATTACCCCAGCTGTACCAAAAGCTAGCCCGAGAGATCGAGTCACATTTTTAGCAAAAGAGGCTACGGTCTTTTGACCTTTAGCTAAAGCCTTACCGTCAAAGGTGGTTACGGCATTTACTAATAAACTTGGTAGCTGCGCCATTATGCCGCCTTAGCGTAACGGCCTTGATTAAAGGCCTCGATCGTTTTAGTAATTGCATTTACGACGGCTGCCTGAGCTTTACCCTCGTCCTCTTTCCACGCTCTAAAAATCATACGACCGCGCTCGGCTTGATTATCACCGTATAAAGGCCCCATACGGCTAATAAAATTAGCACCTGCTCCTGGGTTATTAGATTTACTGTTTGGATCTCCACCCGGATTTTTACGGCCAGCGGTCTCATAAATAGCGCCGGCAGCTGATCTATTAGCTACAAAGTAGAGCGCTCGCCATCCGTTTTTGTTGCGCTTACTTGGTGCCTGAGAATAATAAATACCCTTTTTAACTGTCTCGTAATCATAAAGCGGAAATAGGCGTAAACGGCCCTCGGTGTTAAAGGTTCTAAACGCTGAGTTTTTAGCCGTTATCTTTTTGCCTATTGTGTTCTCGTTCCAGCCGTAAAGATTACCCGGCACCGGAGACGGTGCGTACCCTCGCGCTTTATCACGCAAGGGCACCATTACCGATTTAATCTCGGAGTTCATCTCTTTTAATAGTTCAGGATCAAACTTACGGAGTGCCTTGATGGTTTCCTTAACGCCTTTTACGTCTACTGGCATTTTGTTTAACCTCCTCAGCTTCCTCGTTTAATACTTTTATTAACATCCTAAACATCTCGGGATCGAGATCAATTATCGCCTGAGGCGCGACCCCTAACCTAATCGATAGCTGAGCTATTAAGTAGGTTAGAGAGCCACGCCCTAAGCTAAAGGTAGATCGTCTAGCACCTCAACAGCGGCTAAGGTATCGAGAAAATCTGCTCCAAAAGGTTTAACTACCTCGCCGGCTGCCCTAAGGCACTCGTGAGCCAAAAAGTAGAGATCACTCTGCTTTTCATCCTCGCGAAAAGCTTTATGAAAACCTTTTTTAGCGTGTAGCTCAAAGGCATACTCAATACGTGGAGTGATCTGATGCTCAGATACCTCACCGGTAGCCCTTGTTATTTTGAGTCGTGCCATTTTTTGCCCCTTTGTTTATGTCTTAGACGGTAGTGTCTACGACGATCGGTGAATTACAGGTAAAGGTAATGCTCTGGGTTGAGATATCGCCCACGGCACCATTAACGTCGGTGGTGTTGTTCACCAAAATCGTAGTCTGGTACTCAGGATTGGTTGCTGAGATAGCTGCGCTAGTTTGCTTAATTGTGAGCGGTACTGTTGTACCCCACGCTCCTTGTAGAGTCTGTAGGACTTCACCGGCAGCTGTATCGTTTAGAAAATCTAGCTGTACGGTACTTGTCTCGAGGCCCTTAGTAAAACGTCTAGAAGCATCGCCCATAGCCGTTACCTCAAGCTCCTCAAATACGCGGTTAATAGTTGCACTCGTAACGTGATCGGAAAGGTCTACCGAGTTCAGGGTAACGACCACTCCATTAGATAAGAAAATAGCCATTGGCCTATTCCTCGCTTTCGTTTGTTGGTTTAGTTTCGGTTTTTACTTTTGCTACTTTTACCGGTGCAGGCTCGTCTACGATCTGCCCGATCTTTCGCAAAAACTTTAGATCATCCTCGGTATATGCCATTGTTTAGCTCCAGCTCGTTAGTACGGATATATTAAAGTCTGCCGTTAGTAAATCGCCGCTTTGTACGCTCAACACGGTTGGAGCCGTCAAGCTGCCGACGTTCATAACGATATTAGAGGTAGCTAGTTTGTTAAACACAGCTACGGCCATAGTCTCGATACCGTTAAGGTTCCCGCGGTTATCCAGCATTGGCACCGTCATCACGATCCGGAAATTAGCCATAGGCGAGATCGTCGCGTAGGTATTGTTGCTCGGAGTGATGTAATTATCCGCCGGTATAACGATCACGCTATTAGCTGTGATAGTTGGAGGCGGAAAATCGTAGGTATTCCACACGTTTGGATTATTAAGCGCCGCTGCAATAGTGGCGCGTAGTGTAGTTATTGGCGCTGTCATTTTTAGCCGACCATAGAATTAGGGTTCATATAACCGGCGATGAGCCCTCTGATTTTGCCGATCATTGAATTACCGACTCGGTACGGACTTGGACTAAAACCGTCTACTGATACGCCGCCGGTTTGGCTGACCTGCCGGGCCTGCCATATATCGACCGCTAAAATCATCGCTGCCTCACGTACGGCCGGTGTAGCTGCATACGCTGTAGCTTTTGTATCTGCTCCTACAGCTGAGCCGTACGGCAAAATACGAGCAAAATTAACATTAGCGGCTGTCTTAGAAAATTGGATAAAGCTATAGCCGTTTGGCCAGTTCCACGTATAAGGACTCCATACAAGGCTCGGGATCTGATTGACCGTACCTGCGCTCCACGGCATCGTGCCGGTAATTGTGTAAGTGCCGTTATATGTCGCACCGCAATTACTCAAGGTAACGCTCTGACCGGTGCTAAAAATAGCCGGGTTAGCGATCATTACAGTCGCTATATTATTTTGTAACGTAGCTCCTACGACGGGAGCTGAGTCAAACCATAAAAACTGATTAAGGATATCTTGAGCGGTTTGGCAGACTTCCTCTACCACGCTATCAGGGTAAAGATCCTGAATACCGAGGTTATCGCGTAACTCTTGCTCTGTTACGTACGTAGCCGCCACCGTCTTACTCCTTTAATTAATAGGGCCGGGAGGGCTCAAAGGGCTA